TACAAACGGCTTATTCTTGTTTTTTTTTACAAACTTTCTGTATCTAATATCCCAATCTTGTAATTTTTTCATAGTTTAGTCGCACAAATTTAATTATTTGTTGTGTCCCCCTAGCATTAAGCCCTCAACACCACCAAAATAATTATGAACATTATCAACAGACAACTTCATTACATTTGTTTCTTCATTAATAAATTCATTTGTCGTTATCGTATAAGGTTTTAAATTGTCATCAACAAGAACGTCACCACTCTTGATATCAACAGCACGAACCCATGCCCATACGTTATCCCTTAAAACTACAAAAGGATGATAACCCGTCACCTTAACTTTACCGTCAATAAGATAGTAATTAGGAACGCTCACAATATCTGCTCGTATAACCTCTGCATAATCAACAAAAGCACTAGATAATAAATCTGTACATTTGTCATCCATAAAACCCTCTGCCTCACATGAAATAAGTTCATTGGAATTTATAGACTTTACCCTATCTCCAACTATCATATCCTCTGCTAATTTATAACTCCCATCTCTAAGGGCAATAAGCATATCTAAAGAAAAACAGTAACCTGCTGCACCAGTGTCTAGTTGTGATCCTCTTGTGTCTACGACCGATGTCTTACCCCAAACAATTTCTTTATCTTGTAAAGAGGCAATCCTGTTGAGACCAACATCATTAGGGTATAGAAAATTCTGGGATTCTTTTGTGTATCTGTAGTGAGAAGGTCTGGATAGATCAGCCAATCTATTTTCTGCCTGTATAGTAACTGTAGCTCCATCTGGGGTATCAGCTATAGAAAGTGTGACCATTCTACCCCTAAATAAGACAACCTCTCCTGCGCTCTCATTTGCGCCACCCATAAGATATCCCATCAGTACAGTTATCGGTCTATTTTGATATGACTCAGCTAAAGCATAAGACAGAACAGTTGCATCCATTCCTGATAAACCAATAGACACACCATTGCTCTGCATTTCTGAGTTTTCTGTAACTTCAGATATGTCAAGTAAAGAACCTGCACCAGTATATGTTACACTGCTAATTGTTATATCGCCCTGTCCTGACCAGACAGAAATAGTTGATGTATCAAACTCAGCTTTTACAGCAAAAAATAACTCTTGATGGTCAGCACCTAGCCTGTTTGTTATACTTGCATCTAAACCTTGTCTGGTTGCCATATTAAACTACCTCAATACAAGAGAAGCCAATACCATAATTAGATACATTGTTAGCAGACCAATCAACCTCATTAGTGGTTAATCTAAACTTACCTTTTGGTGCTGTAAACTTTACAAAGTGACCCTCAGTTAAGTCGGCTCTTAATTTAGGTTGGGTTCTAACTGATATCTCATCTTTACCACTAACCACCGTTACCGTTGCGTCCTCAGTTACCATTAGTAATTGAGCAGGTTCAGAAGTTACATTGGCGGCTGACAGAACCCCTAAATAGTCGCCCTTGAGGATTGTGCCTGTCGCTGCATTAGTTGAGGCCTGTAGTGATAACGCTGTAGAACCTTTTATGTTTTGTCGCACTTTGCATGAGCCAGTATTGCTTTCAGCGACCAATAACGTGTCTACAATTACAACCGTTGTGCTACTGTGCGTTGTTATCTTATGAGTACCGTTGTTTATTTCATTTACCGCACCAGTTATATGTATGTAATCCCCGACTCTCAATGACCCGTAAATAGCAGTTGCCGCTGTAATCGTACCATCTGCCGCAAACGTCAATGTTTCACTAGTATCATTAATACGTTTGTCTGCAATTAAATGTGCTGTATCATAAGTGCCACGATTAGTTCCTGCGTCTGGATCTCCAAACTCAAAATAATTAGCCTGACCGTTTGTCTCCAAAAGAAAACACTGCCATTCTACAGCAGTAACTCTTTTCATTGCAGGTAGAGTAACTTCAGCAGTCCAATAAACACCATCAAATTCTTGTGTTTTTGTCTTTGATGTAAATGGACTCATCGTCACACCTATTGTGCGAACTAACGAAAATCTGCTTTGAACAAAATTTGGTGTTGTTGGCATTGTAACTAATTTAACCACCGACTAAAGCCTTTCTATAAGAGCCACCACGCATAGCACCCTCTGCTACAGCACCTTTAGTCACCGCTGCTATCTGTGGCATCATTTTCATTACTTCTGCCCTCACTGTAGGCACTACGCCTGTAGCAAAGTTTATACTTTGATGTATAACTGTACCACCACCACCGCCCATTCCCTGTGAGTTAGCATTATTTACTATTCTGCCAGAAGAGTTAGGGACAAATAATTCAGCACCACGTTCTCCAACTAGAGTAGGTTGTCCTGCTTGAACCGTACCGCCTCCTGCGGCTGCTGCTGTCGGCATACCTAGTGTTGGTAATCCCATACCCGTGAATATTGCGTCCATAATTGGTTTGATTACTAGTAATTGTAGGAATGTAGCCAAAATTTGTGATACTAAACTTTTTGCTAAATCACCAAAGGCTTTTAAGGCATTTTCACCATCTAACAATGACCTAGCAAAATCAGCACTAAATGCGTTAGTAGCATCAGCAATAGTATCCTTCTGTGAGGCATATGCTTCACCTAAAGTCAGTATTTTTTTCACAGCATCTGGGCCACCTACACCCTTCATACTAGCGGCTAATTTTAATATTTCTGCATCTAATTCTGCAACGCTTTTTGTTGTTTTATCCTCTACAAAAAACATATCAGTTAGACCCATCTTTTTAGATGCAGTCTTTGCTAACTCTTTAATTTTAGCAGTCAAACCGTCAAACGCATCTGTAAATGTGGCTATACCTGCTACTACTGCCGTAATAACGCCTAGAATTGGTGTTTTACCCAACGCTACCATAGCAAGCCGTGTGGCAAGGACAGCAACCCTAAGCGTAGTCATTGCTTTAGCAAACAACATTGTCATCATGGCAGGAGCTTTAAATGCAGCATATACCGCCAAAATTGATAAGAGTATACGCATATTACGTGATACAAAATTAACCGCTGCACCAATTAGCTGAAAAACCTTTAATAATATTCTACCTAGGATAGTTCCTACGTGTTTTGCCGCCTCGCCCATTGAAAGCAAGTTTTTACCTGTACCAGTCAACGCTTCATTTAAACCACCCTCACCGATAGCATTAAAGGTTTCAGCAATCATATCACCAAGATTGGAGAACACACCCGATACAGTGTTCAATCTTTCTTCCAATGCAGTATCAAAGTTCTCTTGAGCTATATTTCTTAAATACTTAACAATCTCCGTAGAGCTTCTATCAATGACAGTTTCCCTCTCTCTGAAAATCATTGTCATCTTGTCGCCTTCTAACTTTGCCTTAATACCAAGTTGCTTCAACATTTCTGTTTCACCAGTCGTGGCATTGAATACAGCTTGGGCTACCTGTGTAATGTCTTTACCAAAAGCAGCAGCAAGATTACCAAAGTCCTTTAGAGTATCTGATGTAGGTGCGATTCCTGCGTTAAGTAGAGTGGTAAATGCTGTGGATACATTCTGTAGTTGGAATGTTGTACCCATAGTGAACTTGCGTACCAACTCCATACTGACAGCAGCCCCCTCTGCACCACCAGTAATAGCTTTAAGGGTTGCTTCAAGGTCTTGAAACTCTCTAGATGTTTTGACTATTGCACCGCCTAATCTAGCAAATCCAATAACGGCAAAAACTTTAGCTAGATTGCGAAAAGTCAATACGGATGCTGTAGCAGTCTTGTTCGTTGTATTTAATTTTTTATTAACAGAGTCAAGACCTTGCCTTAGACCTTTTGTCTCAGCTTTAATCTGTACAACTAGTTCGTCAACTTTAGTAGCCATCAGTCTGGGTTTAACTCCATTAGTTCTTTTAATTCGTCATCTTGCATTGGAACATCTTGTTCTGATGCATTAAACTCCATAAAACCGTCTATTGCACAATGAACCTCTTGCACTGAGCAATTCCAAAACTCTGTAGGCTGCATACCAACCATTCCTAGACATATTTCCATATATCTCTTGATTGGCAAGTGGTCATCAACCTTCACGCCTTTTTTGTCGGCTTGCCCTCTTCATCATCAGACTCAACCGTCAAAGACTTTGTTAATAATTCAGCAACTGCTGTAGCAGCAGCAACAATCCCTACTTCACTAACTATTTTTTTAACATCTGTATCTTGAATGTTCTTGCCGCCACCCCGTAGAGCAGGGGTCAACACACTTATAATATCAATCATCCTGATATCTGCATCACCCATTCTTTGGGCTAATTTAATTATTCCACAGCCAACAGCATCTTCAATCTGCATAATTGCGTCAACTGTTAGCCTAGCCTTATAATCTACACCGCCTAGATTAATTACTACCTGTGCCTTCATTGGATTCGCCATCTGGGTCTACCTTCTTTTTTTGCCTTCCCATTGGAAGTTCTAATGTGATTGTTAATGTCTCACCTCTACTATCTAATTCACTAGATAATATAGGGTAATTTTTACCGTCAACCGTTATAGTTGATTTTGCATCTTTTAGCATCTCTGGGGCTAATGTTATTTCATTGCCCCTTTGATAACCAGATACCTCTTTTCTGCCTATAACAACTATGCACTCTTTCCAAGCCATAATTAATCCTAAACAGTTGCGTAAGTGATTGCACCAGAAGATTCTAAAGAAACGCTGTACGTCATTTCGCCATTGTATTCCCCTGCGTATTCAAGACTAGTAACATTAAAATCACCAGTGTAAGTACCAAAGTTCGGCAGCAAAACTTGGAATTTTGTAAACGCTGTTCCGTTCATTGCTGCTCGTAAATTTTCTTCAACAGTAGCATCTGTAAAAACGCCTGAACCTGAGACAGACATTGAATGTATGCCGCCATTCGCTAGAAGTGTTTTATTGCCACCGCTATCTTTAGTTGTAATATCAACAGATTCATCATTGAGTGATAAACTTGTAGAACGCAATCCTGCAATCGTAACGTATGTGCTACCTGTAGTGTTTAATTTGAGCAGTAATGCTGCTCCTCTTTGTGCCGCCATGATAAGCTCCTTATGCTGTGCCTAGTGTTATTGCACGAAATCTTATGATACCGTGTCTAGTCACCCCATCTGGGTCTCTTAAAATATCACTAAATTCAAACCTAAGATTAATTAGATTGAAGCCTGTGACGCTTAAACTGCTATCATGCAACAAAGAATGCACTCTGTCTAGAATATTCTTTGTTTGCATAGCCCCTTTATACTGTGACCATATATGCAGGGTTAATGAAGTATCTGCTCCATTTAAGTCTTTTGTACCATATTCACTTACCGTATCTTGCCCCATTTGTATATAAGGAAAGCTACTACTCTCTGGAACATCATCATAAATAGATACACCCAAAGTGCTTGTAAGATTAGAATCTCCATTCAAAGTAGAGTATATTTTTGATTGCAAAGCAAACAGACCTAAGCTCATGATATAACGCCCTCACTAACAAATATTTGTTGTATTTTACCTGCGCTCTTGTCCAAGGCAGGTTGCAAAAACGGTCTGGCTTCCATTTGTGTTGTGCCAAACTCTAAGAATAAAGCATAATTACCACCACCATCAGCAGGTGCATATGCAGATATTTTACCGACTAGCGCACCATCTTCTACACCTACTGAGGTACTTATACCACTAATTAGAACACCAGTATCTGATGCAGGAGGTCTTCCTGCCGCTGAGGCTTGGTGTGTTCTGTTGGGATTATATTTTGTGTAAGTTATGCCCGTACCGCCTGATGCAATACTTGTTACCGCTTCATTGCGTACGAACATTGTGCTTCGCACTAACGCTTTTTTTAACATTTACAGCAGCTACTTTTAGCAGCCTGTTTTCCATACGCCTCCGAAATGCAGGTAGGTTTTTAAAGGTCATACGACACCCACAGCCCCTTCAGTACAAGACAGTAGATGAAATCTATCACGCTCATCTACATTTAAAATGCTTTTGATGCCAAAAATCCTGCTGTCATACTTTATTCTATAGTTAGAACTTATATCTTTTTGATGCCGTATATATATATCGTGGGTTGTTGTATCTGTAATTTGATCGTGCTTGTACCGCTCAGTACCGCTTTTGGGTATTATGTTTGCCCATATAGTACGTAAAGTTGTGAAGGATTGCGCTCTACCGCCACCTGCATCAGTCGTGCTTGTAGGTGTTTGCAATTCTACACGGTATCTCATTTTACCTATTGAGTTCATAATTTAACCTACTGCAAGCAATGTTGATGAACCTAAACCTTTGTGAATCACATAAGGCGCATACATACTTTTTATCATTGGAGGCATAGGTGATGCAGCTTCGTACATATCGCCTCTATGCTCATAAAGAAATGCTATGTGCTGCAACATGCCCATTTTGAGGGGTTCAGGCACAGTAAAGGCATTTGTATATCCTGCCACATAAACCACCTTAACTGCATTTGCTACCCTGAGTGCTGTAGGAAAGGTTTCCCCTAGCCTAAGCACCACCCTAGAGGGTTCTCGCACGTTATCTACATAGTATCTACTAGAAGCAAACGTTGTCTCCGTGTCTGCATCATTAAAAGTGCTTACAGAGGTCACAGATTGCACAGGACTACGAGGTAGAACTACAAAGTTTTTGTAATAATTAAGATATGGCCCAGTACGCATACCTTCCCACAACGGGTCAGCAAGCTCATCATAAGCATCAACAAAAAGAGAAAACGTTGTAGGCATAATAGTTCTGCCCGTATGTTCTTCACATAAACGCCTTGCCGTAACAATAAACGGTCTTATTATTCGCTCATCTGTGCTGTCGTCTACTCTTAAATAATCTTTGGCTTCCTGTAGGCTGATTGGCTCTTCTACTGGTTCTGTTGTAATTTGTAAGCCTGACATTAGATGACCTCCACTATGACTTGTGCAGTAATAATTAAAACATATATTCCTATAATCATAGTCTCAAGACGTTGAAATTTTGCACTGCCTGAGTCCAAACGCTTTTCAATATTTTCATATCGCACAGCACATATGGCTTCATGAGACTCTAAAGACTTCTCTAGGTCTGTGTTTTCATTTCTTGCTTTTGCCTTTAGCTTTCTCATCCGTAACGTCCTCTGCTATAATTGCTTCGTCTGAAGACAAATGAGGTTTAAGGGCCTCTAGATAATGCTTTTGCAAAATCTCATTTTGTTCAAGTTTGAATTGGGCGTTTACTCGCAGGTCTGAAGATTCCTTTGATAGAATTTGTAGTTTAGAATACAAAATTTTTGCGTCTTCAGGCATCTCTGCTACTTGATGTATAACTTGATCACCATCTTCGGTATTCATAACGAGAGTTCTCTCATCTATATCAGCGTTTGCCATGTTATGCTCCATTTAATTTATATGAACTTTACT